AAATCCCAAGACGCAAACGGCTCGCAGCAATACAACATACTGTAGATGTGTTCGATAATCTTAGGGGTAATTTTCATACTTCTAATATCTCACCACGAAACTCTACCTCGTTTTCTCCGCAAACTTGAATCATCTCAGGCATTAAAAGCCTACCACGCTCCCACGAAGCCATGACAAACCCTTGCCGCCAGTCCTTTGCGTTATCTTCTGTGTAGCTGAAGCTATCCGCATTGATGTCAGCTAAAGTGCCTGTCTGAACACCCCAGTAGGTTTTTTGGTCAAAAGTCGATATAGGGCTAAGAGTCAATACATGGGTATGCCCTGTAAAGATATTACTAAAACTAGCTTGGACATTGTTATAGCCTGCGTACCTACCGCCTTTATGCCTGTGCTTAATTACAGTATCTTCATTGACCCAAAATGACCAACAGGTTTCCCAATGAGGAAAATGGTACTTGAGGTTAAACCCATCTACCCCCGAAAACTCAGGGGCACGAGCCACCAAAGCCGACTCATAACGCATATCGTGATTACCTAGAGTCCATATTAGCCTACAACCCGCAGGTCTAACCTTTTCAATGGCATCTAAATGCGTTTTACAGTAGTTTAGTTCGTCTAATACGCTAGGTTGGCGGTCAAAATTTATCTTTGGGAATCGGCTGAGTACAGCCCCGTCAAAAGCATCTCCGTTACAGATGATGGCTTTGGGCTTGAAATGCTCAATAAATTTAATAAGGGCTTTAAAGCCTGTTGTAGTGCAGTCGGTAAAGTGGGCATCAGAAAAGATAATGACTCTACCCTTTTCTAATTCCATACCCCGTCTAACGCTATGGGTGGCAGCATCTAGGCGTTCTTGCAATAATTCTTGGCGTTTTGCCTTGTCAGCCTTAGCTCTTTCAATATATTCTTTGCTTTTTTCTTGCTTATAACTAAGGTCGGTTACAAGTTCTATGTTCTGCCTAATTTCTACTGACCGCCTACGATTCATAACGGCACGAACACCGATACCTAAATGTTCTGCTAATGCTGTGGGGCTAGGATATGCTCGCCATTTCTCTATAAATTCGTCATCACCAATGTAATCACCATACTGATTTTTAGCCATACAAGACCCTAATCGTGATAAAGTTAGCATATATTAACTGAATATTGTTAAAAAACAATGGCATACGCCAAAAGAACCGATGCAAATCAAACTGAAATAGTAGAAACCCTCAGAAAAGCGGGGGCAGATGTCTATATTTTATCAATGGTCGGCAGAGGAATACCTGACCTGATGGTGTGCTTTAACGGAGAAACTATCTTGATGGAAGTCAAGCGTGACGCTAAAGCTAAATTCACCGCAGACCAACTTAAATTTATAGCCAACTGGAAGGGTGGGCCACTTAGTCGGGTAGATAGCCCCGAATCTGCATTACGGGCAATAGGACTTATTCGTGTTAGTGAACAATCTTAAAGTCACCGAATACACCCAAGACTACTATGACGAGCATAAAGACGCTGGTTTAGATTATCTTGGGCATGGCTACTGGCAAGAAGAATACGCCAAAATGGTCGTGGAAGCTTGTAAAACGCCTCGTGACGGGTTTGTTGTAGATGCTGGGTGTGCGTGTGGTTCTATCCTAAAAGGCTTTCAGAAGCTCAATATGCGTGTTTTAGGGGTAGATTTAAATGATGCCATGATTGGGTTAGGTCGTACCCACTTTGAGTATTACGCCAATGAACTGGTTTGTGGGTCTATTGCTAACACCCCCGCCCTAACAGAAAGCGTTGATTTGGTGCATACCGCTCAAGTCTTAGAGCATATCCCCGAAGAACAGATGGATGCCATTCTTCAAGAATTTTCAAGAATTATCAAGAAATCAGGGCGTTTGTTTATTTGTTTAGATGCCGTAAAAGATGGGGAAACCAAAGAAATGTATATGGGTGACCCTACACATTGCAATATTCAGCCCATTGAATACTGGTATAGGCTATTCCAAAAGCATGGATTTATGTTTGATGTCGAGGCATATAACAAATTTGTTAGGTCTAAATACAAACCGACAGAGGATAAAGACGATAACTTTTTTAATGCCTACCCTTATTGGAGTGTATGGATTTTGCAAAAAACCTAATATAATTGGGTATGTAAAGGAGATTCTATGGAAAATTGTGCATTATTCGTAGCTACATTGCTACATTCTGCGACTAACACGCATTTTTTCCATTGGAGTACCGACTCTTATTCTAAGCACATTGCTTTAGGCGAATATTACGATGGCATTGTGGATTTAACCGATGCCTTTGCAGAAGCTTATATGGGCAAGTATGGCAAATTCACCGCATTTCCAAGCGTGTATCACCAACCCAAAGACCCTGTTAAATACCTAGAATCTCTACAAAACTTTGTAGCCGATGCTCGCCAAGATTTACCGCAAGATAGCGAACTACAGAACATTATTGATGAAATTGCCGACTTAATTAACACTACGACTTATAAACTTAAGTTCTTGAAATAAAAGGATATTTTATGCCATTAATGAAATCAGGTAGCAAAGAAGCGGTAGGCAAGAACATCAAGACCGAAATGAAAGCTGGCAAACCTAAGAAACAAGCTGTTGCTATTGCTCTTGCAACTGAGCGTAAATACGCCAAAGGCAACCGCAAGAATAAGCTAGAAGAAGCCTACGGCAAATACATTGAAGAAAAAGCATGAGTAGGCAAGACCAAATTCGTGCAGCAATGGATAAGCACGATAAGCCAATACCTAAAACTACTAAAGGCAAAGGTCGTAATTACCTATCGGTTGAAGAAGGTGCAGGTATGACGGCAAAAGGCAGAGCTGCCTATAACCGCAAGAACAACGCAAATTTACAAGCCCCCCAAGCTAGTGGGCCACGCCATGATAGTTTCTGTGCAAGGTCAAAAGGCTGGACTGGGGAACGAGGAAAAGCAGCAAGAGCGAGATGGAGTTGCTAATGAAAGACGGACTATATGCCAATATTCACCGCAAAAGGGCTAGGATTAAGGCGGGTTCAGGCGAAAAGATGAACAAGGTTGGTAGCAAAGACGCTCCAAGCAAGCAAGACTTTATTGAGTCGGCTAAGACTGCAAAACCGCCCAAAAAGACTAGAAAACAAATGCTTACCGATAAGATGAAGGATATGTAATATGTTTAAAAAAGAAAAGATTAAACCTGAGAACTCTTTGTTGCAACCGCACAAACAGACCACGCTAGAAAAGAACGAAGATAAGCGTATGAAGCGTAAAGCGGAGTTAATGAAGCACTTTAACCAATTTGTTAAACAGATGGCATAAACTTAGTTTTAGTATTAGAATTTACCCTAACTAAATCAATCACTTGAGGTAGTATGGAAAATAAACAATTAAGAAATATTAAGGGTGCTGGCAGACCTGCTGGTAGTCCTAACAAATCCACCGCATTGGCTAGAGAAGCCATAGCACGCTTTGTTGATGGTAATAGCCATAAGTTACAAGAGTGGCTAGAAGCGATTGCTGATGACCCTAAATACGGCCCTAAACACGCATTTGATTGCTTTATGCAAGTGGCTGAATACCATGTACCTAAACTAGCCCGTACTGAGCATACTGGTAGCGAAGATAAACCCATTCGATATGTGGTTACATGGAAGAAGTAGACTTTGATGAACGGGTCATAGAGCTATACACCCCAAGAACTGTATTTGAGGACTTCCACAACAGACAACAACGATGGGCTGTGATTATTGCCCACCGAAGGGCTGGTAAGACTGTAGCCTGTATTAACGACATTCTTTGGCGAGCTTTGACCGAAACTAAGGAAAATGCCCGATATGCCTACATTGCCCCGTATTATGCTCAAGCTAAGTCTATTGCTTTTGATTACCTTATGCAGTTTAGCGAGCCTGCTAGGGTTAAGCACAATATCTCAGAGTTGTGGGTGGAGTTATTCAACGGGGCTAGAATTCGTCTATTTGGTGCAGACAATCCTGATGCTTTGCGGGGTTTATACCTAGATGGCGTAGTCTTAGACGAATATGCCGACATGAAGCCAAAAATATGGGGCGAGGTAATCCGACCCCTATTGGCTGATAGACAAGGTTGGGCAACCTTTATTGGTACGCCAAAGGGTCACAATACCTTTTACGACATATACCAATACGCCACGATTAACAAGAATGAATGGTATAGCTCTGTATTACGGGCTAGTCAGACCCAATTAATCTTACAGGCTGAATTAGACGATGCCTTAAAGTCTATGAGCGTTGACCAATATCAGCAAGAGTTTGAATGTAGCTTTGAAGCTGCCATCATTGGGGCTATATACGGCACAGAGATGCGATTGTTGACCGATGCAGGGCGTATTGACAAGGTTGAGTGCGACACCTTATTTCCTGTGCATACGGCTTGGGACTTGGGCTTTAACGATGCTACGGCTATTTGGTGGTTTCAGGTCGTACATGGAGAGATACGGGTATTGGATTACCACGAAGCTCATGGGCAACCGATTGTGTATTACGCCAATCAAATTAAAGAACGACCATACGAATATGGCACACATTGGCTACCACACGATGCGAGAGCAAAGACTTTAGCAAGCGGTGGAAAGTCAATAATTGAACAATTAATAGATAAATTGCCCCTAAAAAGCGGAAATTTGTTTAAAATCGTACCTAATCTGTCATTACAAGACGGCATACAAGCTACAAGAATGGCGTTAAGTCGCACTTGGTTTGATGCCATGAAGTGTTCAGAAGGCATTGAATGTTTGCGTCAGTACCAACGGGAATACGATGAAGATAAGAAAGTATTTAGAGATAAGCCTAGACATGATTGGACTAGTCATGGAGCGGATGCTTTTAGGATGCTTTCTGTGGCTTGGCGAGATGAAGCAGAAATTGCGAAGCAAAACGCACCGATTCGTGGCATCGTTGTTGGACAGAATGAGGTTACGCTAGAGGAAATGTGGAAATCTACGCCACGAATTACTAATCAAAGGTATTAACTATGAACGATACGCTAAACAAGACTTACGAAGATTGGTATAACACCATCGCCCAGTACGACAAGTCTTTTAGGGAATGGGAAGCAAGAGTACCAAGAATCATTAAGCGTTATCGTGATGACAGCCGTACCCGTAATAACCCCAATGCTCGCTTTAATATTCTTTGGTCTAATGTTCAGGTTATCAAGCCTGCCATCTTTGCTAGACTGCCACGCCCCGATGTAAGCCGAAGATTTAGAGATAACGACCCGATTGGGCGTGTTGCTTCTATGATGCTAGAACGGGCTTTAGAGTACGAAGTCGAGCATTACCATGACTATCGCTCCGCTATGGATAACGCTGTGCTTGACCGCTTATTAGGTGGTAGAGGTACAGCATGGGTTCGTTATGAGCCACATATTGTTGCAGAGCAAAATAACATCAACGAAGGTGTTGCAGGTCAAATGCCCGAAGATGGGCTACAAATTACAGAGGATGCCGATGAAGCAGAAACGGAAAACGCTGAACTGGTGGAGTCGCAGGAACGCATTGAATATGAGTGTGCCCCTGTTGATTATGTGCATTGGCGTGATTTTGGTCATACTGTTGGACGGACTTGGGAAGAGGTAACAGCCGTATGGCGTAAAGTCTATATGAGCCGACAAGCTCTGATTGACCGCTTTGGCGAAGAAGTTGGTAGCAAGATTCCGCTAGATACTAAGCCTGAGTCAGACAAATGGGCTACCAAACAAATGACTGCCGAGCATTTCCAAGCATGTATCTATGAGATTTGGGATAAAGAACAAGGTAAAGTCTTTTGGATTAGCAAGTCAATGGGTGAGATTCTTGATGAAAAAGATGACCCACTACAGTTAGAGGGATTCTTCCCTTGCCCTAAACCAATGTACGCTACATTGACTACAGACAGCTTAGAGCCTGTACCTGACTTTGTTCTATACCAAGACCAAGCCAAGCAATTAGACACGCTTGCAGACCGCATAGATGGCTTTATTAACGCCTTAAAAGTACGGGGTGTTTATGACGCATCCGAACCTAGCCTTGCAAGATTATTCTCTGAGGGCGAGAACAATACCTTGATACCAGTTAAGAACTGGGCTGCTTTTGCTGAGAAACAAGGCATGAAAGGGGCTATTGACCTAGTAGATATAACCCCAATCGCTCAAGGCTTGACGATGGCTTATCAGGCTATGGAGCAAGTCAAGGGTCAGATTTACGAGATTATGGGTATTGCCGACATTCAACGGGGACAGACAGACCCCAATGAAACGCTTGGGGCACAGATTATTAAGTCTAATAACGCAGCAGGCAGACTCAAGAATATGCAACACGCAGTCGTGGACTTTGCTACCGAGCTTCTAAGTATCAAGGCTCAGATTATCTGCAAACACTTTACTGACGATACGATTGTCAAGATTAGTGGTGCAATGCAACTAAGCCCACAAGACCAACAGTTAGTACCGCAAGCCTTACAGTTATTGAAAGACGAACCCGCTAAGAACTTCCGTATTGAGGTAACTAGCGATTCGATGATTTATCAGGATGAGCAACAAGAGAAAGCCGACAGAATCGAGTTCTTAGGTGCTTTATCCCAGTTTATGAATCAAGCATTGCCAGTAGCCACCCAAGCCCCTGAACTAACCCCATTACTCATGGAGATGCTCAAGTTTGGCGTGACTGCGTTTAAGGCTGGTAAAGGTATGGAAGGGCTTATTGATGAAACTGCCGACCAATTTAGAAATAAAGCTAAAGCGATGGAAGGCCAACCCAAGCCACCCCCACCTGAAGTGCAAAAGATTCAGGCTCAGACTCAGGCTAAGATGCAAGAAATGCAGATGTCGGTACAGTTGGAACAGCAAAAAATGGCTGCTCAAATTGAATTTGAAAAGGCTAAACAGGAATATCAGGCACAAGAGAATCAACTTAAATTCCAACTTGAAGAACAGCGTAATGCTCAAGACCGAGAGATGGAGATGAAGTTAGCTCAGATGAAAATGATGACTGAGCGTAATACTCAACTCTTGCTTGCTTATATCAATAACGGGGCTAAGATTGAAACGGCTCGTATCTCAGCAGGTGTAGATAGTGGCGAGGGAATTGCTGAAGAATATACGATGGATGAGGATATGCTACGGGCACAAGAACATCCCCTAGCCCCCATAGCTAACGCTATTGCACAAGGTAATCAAGACATGACGGCTACTTTAAGTGCTTTAATTGACAGACTAAACCAACCCAAACAAGTTCTGCGTGACGAGAACGGCAAAATCATAGGAGTCCAATAATGCCAACCAACCTTAAATATTCCAACGGAACTCGTAATGCCCAACAAAATGGGCTTATTACCTATGCTGGGTCAGGTTCTTTAATCAACATCTATTCAGGTAGCCAACCTGCTAACGCCAATACAGCCATATCAGGGCAAACCCTATTGGTTACTTTGACAGTATCAGGCTCATTTGGTACGGATAGCAACGGCACGATTACCTTATCGACTGTGACCAATGGAACTGCGGTGGCTACTGGAACTGCGTCATTCTTTAGAATTACCCAATCTAACGGCTCAACTGTAGTGATGGATGGTTCTGTTGCTACAAGCGATGCCGACTTGGTACTAAACAATACAAGTATCGCAACAGGTCAGGTTGTAAGCATCTCCGCAGGTACGATTATTAGAGCAAACCAGTAAGGATAAATTATGGCTTTAGTCCTAAAGGATAGGGTCAAAGAAACTACGACCACAACTGGCACAGGCTCATTTAGTCTTGCTGGTGCGGTTACGGGGTACGATTCTTTTGGTCAAATTGGTAGTGGAAATACCACTTATTACGCTGTTTACCTTGATGGGGGTTCAGAGTGGGAAGTCGGTATTGGCACATACACAAGCCCATCGACCCTATCTCGTAACACCATCCTAGCGTCTAGTAATAGCGGTAGCGTGGTTACATTTAGTGCAGGGCAAAAGACTATTTGGTGCGATTACCCCGCAGGTAAAGCTGTTTATACCGATGCTAGTGGTTCAATATCTCAGCCTATTGTTAATATCTCAGGCATTACTGGGGCTATTTCTACAGTCGATACCATTGCGTTTGACACCACTTATGCCACAACTTTGACGGCTGGGCAGATTGGATGGAACGGAAACGATACCCTTGGTTTAGGCATGATTGGCGGTAATGTAGTGCAACATATTGGCGAAGATACATTCTTTTATGTAAAAGCTAGTGCAACTATCACCAAAGGTCAGCTATGTATGTTTACTGGTGCGGTTGGCTCAAGTGGCGTATTGACTGCTGCTCCAGCTACTGCCATCCCATTTGCTGAAGCCATTATTGGTGTAGCTGCTGAAAATATAGCTAACAACGGCTTTGGCTTAGTGCAAAGCGTTGGAACACTAAGAGGTGTAGATACATCAGCTTTCTTGGATGGTGACATTCTTTATTACAACTCTGCCGTAACTGGTGGGTTTACAAAGACATACCCTGCAAGTGGCCCTGTTGTTATTGCTGCTGCGGTAGCCAAGTCAGGCTCAGGTGGTTCAGGCGTTCTTACTATTAGAATTTCATTCCAAACTAGAGTAACAGGTAGCACAGGCCTTTCAGTCGTGCAAGGTAATGACACAGTAGCCTTGACTAATACAGGCGTGACTTCTGCGGTAGCTGGCACAGGCATTAGCGTTAGTGGTGCTACTGGTGCGGTAACTGTAACGAATACTGCTCCTGACCAAACAGTCGCTATATCGGCTGGTACAGGAATTAGCGTTACGGGAACTTACCCCAACTTTACTGTAACCAATACTGCACCCGATGTACCATTTACCTACACATCAACCTATATTCCTTTTGGTCAAGGCACTACAACGCCTAACCAATCGGCTAACCTGACCTTTGATGGTACTACCCAATCTGCCCCAATTCAACGAGCAAGCAACGGAATTGTGACTAACAATAAGACTATCGGCACTAGCTTTACTATCCCATCTACGGATAACGCTACCTCTGCTGGGCCTGTAACCCTATCTAGCGGTGTGGTCGTAACAGTTTCTAGTGGGTCACGCTGGGTAGTCCTGTAAATGCTCGGCTTTAACGCCTTTTCTGAACAAGCAATATCGGACATTAGCTTGCCCGTTATTACGGGTGTTTTATACGCTGTAGATAGTAATGACACCGCAAGCCTGACAGGTCAAGTTGCTGTTTCAGGCGTAATCAATACCACCGATGGCAATGACTTTGCCTTACTAAGCGGTGAAAACCGAGTTGACGGGGTAATAGACACTACTGATAGCCCTGATACCGACCAATTTATAGGTGCAGTAGCAGTCAATGGCGTACTAAGTGCTACAGATGGCACAGACACCGCAAGCCTATTGGGTGCAGTTAATGTATCAGGAATCATCAATACTACCGATGAAAACGACACCGCCCTATTAATTGGTGAAACTGGCCCTGCCCCATCACCTACAGGCATTGATACCCATGATGGCTTTACTCCTGAAGAAATCCGCAGAGCCAAACGCTTAGATGCCAAGATTAGGGCTAGACAGCTTGCTCTTTACAAAGCCCAACAAGAAGCCAAAATACGCAGAAAACAACAACTGCGTGATGCAATCGACCCACCAAAAATTGTTGCTAAACAGAAACAAAATAAACTACAATCTATTCAAGAGGTTAAGGCTGGTACACCGCCAGTTGATACTACAGAACTAGAGCAGTCTATTGCCTACCTTGAGAACCAACGCAGTAAGTTATTCAGGGCGGCAGAATTAAGACAGCAACAAGCCTATATATCGGCACAGTTAGCGATTCTTGAAGCCCAACGACAAGCTGAGTTGGATGATGAAGAATCTTTACTGATGCTTTTATGACACCTTTCGGGCAATATAAAAAAGGACTAGACCTGCTCCACATGGGGCATTACCAATCAGGGTTTCGGCTCTATGAGTTTCGGTGGCATCCCAAAACTAGGGAAGCATCGGGTGAAAAATGGGATAAATGGGTAAAAGCCCCCAAATGGAATGGTGAACGACTGTATGGTAAACACATTACTGTGCAGATGGAACAAGGCTTTGGGGACATTATTCAGTTCTCCCGATTCCTACCATTACTAAAGGCTTGGGGTGCTAAAGAAGTATCGGTTATGTGCCATCAGTCAGTTATGCAACTTTTAGGTCAGATGGATTGTATTGACACCCTTTCTTGCATACGAGATGAAGGCAGACCGCTAGAAGCCGATTATTGGGTAGGTAGTATGAGCTTGCCCCATTTTGCCCTACACGCCCCCATGTATGTGCGTCAGTCATTCCCTATTAGCCAAGCAAAGATTGTAGGTTCTGAGGGCTATTTAAACGCCATTCCAAGCGAGATTGAGCGTAAGGTAGGGGTCAACTGGCACGCCAGTACAGGGCCACTCCATTACATTAAATCCATTGATGTCACTATATTGCGTGAAATGCTAGGCAACGATGTCTATTCCTTAAATTTAGCCACAGACGATATATTTCAACCATTACCCCCTGACGGGTGGAAAGAGAACTTCTTTAAGACCGCTTGCCACATGAAGTCTATGAAAGCGGTGGTTGCCCCCGATACGGCTACGGCTCACCTTGCTGGTGCGTTAGGGGTCAAATGTTTCCTACTATTGCCTGAAGATGACTACATCTGTTGGCGTTGGAAAAATGCAACATGGTATGACTCTGTTGTACCGCTAAAAAAACACGATTGGCATAAATTGCCACATTTACTGGAGAAACTATGATTTGCCCTAAGTGCGGATACACCGAAAGTAACCATGTAGAAACTAAGTCGGACAAAGAGAAATACCTAGACTTTTGGGGGTTTCAGATGGGTACGCCTGAAGCTGAAGAAGCGTGGAAACAGAAGGAAGAAATGACCGCCAAAGAAGCTCCAATGGTTATGTCAGACATTGATGGCTATGTATCTCAGGTCGATGGCACTTGGATTAGTAGTCGTAGTCACCACAGAGAACACCTTAAACAGCACCGCATGATTGAACTAGGTAACGATGTACCCAAGCAACATAAGCCTGTTGAAGTAAGCCGTAAAGACCAAGAAACCCGTAAACGCAAGATTGCCGAGCTTGCTTACGCCAAACTAACTTATCGTTAAGGAGTAATCATGGCAGACCGCAGAGAGATGTTGGAAGCAGCAATGGCAGATGTAGAAATCCCACAAGATGAGGGTAAACCCTTAGAGGAAGAACATGAGGAAGTGCAAGAGGAAGTTTCTCAAGACGAACCTGCTCGCAATGAGAAGGGACAGTTTGTCGCTAAAGATGAAGCGGTGGCAGAGGAAGAAAGCGTTGAGGCTGTTGCAGAAGATACGACTGAATCCGAACAGCCCGAAGAACAGCCTGAGGTTAGCGATATACCAAAGCCTACGACTTGGAAGAAAGACCTTTTACCTCTTTGGGATAAGATAGCCAAAGGCGAAACATTAACTAAAGAAGAAAGTAAGAAACATCTTGAATACCTTAACCAAAGAGAAAACGAGTTTAAAAAAGGCGTTAGCGTATATAAAGCGGAAGCGGAACGAGCAAAGGCTCTTGAGGAAGCAATTACCCCGTTTGTACCCGAACTCCAAGCACAAGGAATCCACCCTGCCGCATGGATAAACAACTTAGGTCGGGCACACATGATTCTGACCAAAGCTCCCCATGAACAGAAAGTGCAAATGTTTCATAGACTTGCACAAGATTATGGAGTAAACTTAAATCAAATTAACGAACCGCAACAACCAGTTGACGCATATACTCAACAGTTAATGCAACAACTTTATCAAGTTAATCAAGAGGTTAGCACGATAAAAGGGCGGTTTGAGCAAGAAGAACAAGCTCGATTAAATAATGAGATTGAGCGAGTACGAAGTGACAGAGAGCGGTTTCCGCACTTTGATATGGTTAGGGAAGAAATGGCTCAACTACTTGAGCTAGGTAAGGCCCAAGACCTTGAAACGGCTTATGCAAAAGCTGTGCGTATGAACGATGAAGCCTTTAGGTTGGAACAGGAAAAACTCCTGAGCAACGCTACAAAGCAAGCATCTAAGGCACAACAAGTAGCACGAGCCAAAGCAACGGCTGTTAGCCCAAAATCCGTTACTCCTAACGGGACACAAGCGAAAGTCGAAGCAAAGGACAGGCGTTCTCTACTGATGGCTCAGATGACCGAAGCAGAGAGCGGTAGGCTTTAATTAACTTAAAAAGGAAATATCATGGCATTTGCTAACTCAGCAATCACCGATATTATCGCTACCACCATTCAAAGTCGTAGCGGTGAATTGGCTGATAACTTAACGCAGAACAATGCGATTCTGCAAAGACTTAACTCTAAGGGCAATGTACGCCCATTTTCGGGTGGTAATGTGATTTTGGAAGAAATCATGTACAACGACCCTAACACCAACAACGCTAATTCATATAGCGGTTACGAAGTATTGAACATTGCTCCTGACAGCCCAATTTCTGCTGCTCAGTTCAAGATTGCTCAGTACGCTGCTGCTGTAACAATGAGCGGTTTAGAGATGCTCCAAAACTCAAGCAAAGAGGCAATCATTGACCTGTTAGATGGTCGTATGCAAGTTTCTGAAGCTCGCCTTTTGAACCGCATTTCAGGCGATTTGTATGGCGATGGACTTGGTAATGGTGGAAAAAACATTGACGGCTTAGCTGCTGCAGTAGCAGTTTCCCCATCTACAGGCACTTATGGCGGTATCAATCGTGCAAACTGGGAATTTTGGCGTAACCAAGCAACTACTGGTCTAACCTCTACCAACACCCTTGCTAAGATGACTGAAGCAGCCATCAAGCAGGTTCGTGGTACAGACAAGGCTGACTTGTATATTGCTGGTAACACCACATATCAGTATTTTGTTGGTGCATTGCAAGCAATTCAGCGTATTACTACTGAAGAAAGTGGTGCAGCAGGTTTCGCATCCCTTAAGTTCTATGGTGGCGGTACATCTGCTGATGTAGTACTCGGTGGTGGTATTGGTAATCAAGAAACTGCAACTTATATGTATCTCTTGAACACCAATTACATTTTCTTCCGCCCACACAAAGAGCGTAATTTCGTACCTATCGGTGGTGAGCGTCAAGCCATCAACCAAGATGCGATTGTTAAGCTCTACGGATGGGCTGGCAATTTAACCACCAGCAACGCACAGTTGCAGGGTATTTTGACCACCTAATTTGTAAAGGAAAACAATCATGGCTTACTCAGTACTCCCCATTGCAGGCGTTGAATTAGAAACAATCACGCCTGAATCGTTTGAATACACTAACGGCACGACTGTTGTTGGAATCCCAAGTTTTGGCCCACTCGGCTCACAAACTTTTGGTTCTGATGGTTTGCGTTATGTATTTGCTAAAGCAGGTGGCACGATTGCAGCAGGTGCAACCGATGTAACTGTTAATGCTTCAACCTTTGCCGCAACTGCTACTGGTGGCACTTATATTGCACCAGCAGAGTCGATGGTATCAGGTGATTATGGTTGGTTTGGAAAAACTAGCGTTTAATCAAAAATTGTAGTAAAAACAAGGGGCTATCTCGTAATGGGGTAGCTCCTTTTTCTTTTTAACCGCAGTATCCTAACCACTTGGGAGTTTTAAATGATTGAAAGCGATAGCAGAGATGCAGATTCTCGTCTAGCAGTTAAGTTTTATAAGCGAGCAATGAAACTAGAAAATGAATCCAATGAGGCTGGCAGACCAATATTCAAAGATTACGACTTTGTACGCATTATGGTAGCTGGTGACACCCTTACTGAGATTGACACATATGCACGAGATAGCCATAAACAGCGTTTTCCAAAGCAATGGCTTCAATATCAGGCTACACAAGACTCTAGTAGCGAAATGATTGGAACGCCTGTAGAGGAATGGACTTTAATTAGCCAATCCCAAGCCCAAGAGCTACGGGGTATTAAGTTTATGACAGTAGAATCCATCGCTAACGCATCGGACTTACAGCTTCAACGCATTGGCATGATTGCTGGTATGTCACCCCACGCCTTTAGGGATAAGGCTAGAACCTTTTTAAACCTTGCCGAAGAAACCGCAGAAGCCACAAAAAGAACTGAAGAAATTAATCAGTTAAAGCAAGAACTTGCCAAAAAAGACGAGGAAACTGCTAAAATCAAGGCTGAAACTGATGCGAAGCTCGCCTTAATGCAAGAACAAATGGCGGCTATACTTGCGGCAGTTGGTGAAAAGAAACCCCGCAAAAAGAAAGTTGTAGAGGAATCCTAATATGTCATCAACGATGCTCCAACTCGTGCAACAGACCACTAGCGAGTTAAACCTTGCTATTCCTACCTATGTTGCGGGTAATACCAATCAAGATGTACAACAAGTTCTAGCCTTGATGAATCGTTCTGGCTACGACTTGGTTAAAGAATATGATTGGCAAGCCTTACAGTTGGAGTATCGGTTTTACACCGATGCCGTAACCTTTGTAGGGGCTACAGTTAGCAACCAAAGTTATAACATTATTGTTACTGGTGATGCTACCGCCCTAAACGGCAATTATTCCATTACAGGCGAAGGGATTAATCAAGATACCTATGTGTCAAGCGTAACTTACAACTCAGGCACAAACTTATCGACTATTGTTATGAGCCAGTTGGCTAGTGGCACTTATGTAGATGTGACTTTTACCTTTTCACAGACTAAGTACCCATTACCGCCTGACTTTGAAACCATTACGGACAATACGCATTGGGACAAAACGAAGCATTGGCAGATGTTAGGCCCTGAAGATGCTCAACAATGGCAATGGCTAAAGTCGGGTTATATCTCGACAGGCCCACGCATTAGGTGGCGTATTCTAGGCGATAAGTTCCAAATTTGGCCACCATATAACACACAAGAGTATTTAGGTTTTGAATACCGCTCAAAAGGTTGGGCTAGAAGTGCCACCGACCAAGTAAAGAATAGCTTTACGGCTGATACGGATACGACCATATTTGACGATACAGTATTGGTTCTAAGCACAAAACTTAAGTATTTTCAAATAAAAGGATTTGATACTACTGCATTGCAACAAGACTATTTCCGCTATCTGAATGTCGCTAAAGCCAACGATAAAGGCTCTGCTAACCTGTCGTTTGCACCATACCCAACGAAGGTGCTTATTGGTTACGCCAACATTCCTGATACTGGCTACGGAACTTAAACATGGCTGTAGCTCAACAAAGACGGGCAGTTACAGCTTCCTTACCATCCCCCATTGGGGGTTGGAACGCTAGGGATTCTTTGGCAGAAATGAACCCATTAGATGCGGTTCAAATGGTTAACTTCTTTCCTACGCCTACGGATGTGACCCTTAGAAAAGGTTATTCAAAGTATTCAACAGGTATAGCTGGGGCGGTTTTATCGCTAATGAATTACAGTAGCCCAACAGGTAGCAAGCTGTTTGCATCTACTTCTACGATTATTTACGATGCAAGCACCTCTACGGCTACCCAAAGCCTAACAGGTAACACCGATGGAAAGTGGATTCATTCCATGATTACAACGGCTGGTGGCTCGTTTATGCCTGCTGTCAACGGGGTTGACCCGATGGTCGTTTATGATGGTACAAGATGGTCAAGAAGTGCCACAACAAACACCGCACAGACTATTTCTACGATTACTAGGGGTGGAACAGGCAATTTAACCGCTACCCTAACAACGGCAAGTGCCCATAACCTCGTTACAGGTAACACCATAACAGTCGCAGGGGCGATACCTGCCGAATTTAACGGAACTTACCGCATTACTGTAACGGGTGGAACGACCCTCACTTATACGATGGCTACTGCCCCAAGCGGTGATGCGACCACAGTTGGCACTTATACGATTAATTACTACATTACAGGTAAAAACTCTAATACATTTGCTTATGTCAACTTGTTTAAAGAGCGTTTGTACTTTGTAGAGAAGAATAGTTTGTCTTTTTGGTACTTGCCTGTTGACAGTATTAACGGGGCAGTAAGCGAATTCCCTCTTGGTGGCATCTTTAAAAAGGGTGGCTACCTACAAGCGATGGGAACTTGGACTATTGACGCTGGCTACGGGGTCGATGACCTAGCCGTATTCGTTACAAGTAACGGAGAAGTCGCTGTTTACAAGGGTTCTGACCCATCCGACCCTACAGATTGGGCTTTAGTAGGTATTTGGAACATCGGACAGACTTTTGCCCGTAAATGCGTCTTTAAATTTGGTGGTGACATCCTACTTTTGACCGAAGATGGTCTTGTACCCCTATCGGCAGGCTTGCAATCTACTCGTTTAGACCCACGAGTTAACATTACAGATAAGATTTTCTACGCTATTAACCAAGCAGCAGACCAATACGCCACAAATTATGGTTGGCAGATGAATTACTTTGCTAAACAAAATATGCTGATTCTAAATATCCCCGTAACAGGGGGTTCTGAACAGTATGTCATGCACAACATTACTAAATCATGGGGAAGGTTTACCAATATTAGTGCAAACTGCTGGGAATCTAGCGGTGACGATATGTATTTTGGTGGAACTGGCTTTGTAGGCAAGTTTTACGACACTTTTGCCGATGCAGGCAATAATATTAAGGGCTTTGTACAGCAAGCCTACTCTTATTTTGAGTCTAGGGGACAGCAAAAACGCTTTACCTTAGTTCGCCCTATCCTACAGACCGATAACGGCTTACCGACTGTTTTATGCGGTCTAAGCACCGATTTTGATACAGTCGAGTTGACTAGCCAAATATCCTTTAACCCCGCCATCTTACAAACTGGTGAATGGGACTTAGATACATGGGATAACGCCAACTGGGGCGGTGGTTTAGTGGTTACAAAAACATGGCAAGGCGTGACAGGAATAGGCTATGCAGGCTCAATTAGCCTGAATGTGGCATCGCAAGGTATTGAGTTTCATTGGGCATCAACTGACTTTGTAATGGAGCGTGGCGGGGTACTGTGAGGACTGTTACTACTGAAAATCAACGCTATTTGGGGGAATGGCTAGTCAGAATCCTCAATTTTCCTCTGCCTGAAACCACCCAATGTATTGGGCAGTTAAAAGACGGCAATTTGGTAGCGGTGGCAGGATATACCAACTTTATGCCAAAGGCTTGTGAGATTCATATTGGTAGCGTTGGTGAGAACTGGGCTAGTAAAGATTTTATATGGGCGGTATTTGATTACCCCTTTAATAAACTAGGAGTTAGCGTTATACTAGGGCAAATCTGTGCTGATAACACAGAAGCCCTAAAGTTAAACCGACATTTGGGCTTTAAGGTTGTAGCTGAAATACCTGATGCCCACATGAGTGGTGATTTGGTGATTATGGCTATGAAAAAAGAGGAGTGTCGGTTTCTTAACATCCGATGCTCTTTAAACAAGGGAGAATAGTATGGGTGGTGGTGGATTTTTAGGATTAGGGCCTCCTCCGAGTGCACCTGCCGCACCTGATTACAGGGGTGCGGCTGTTGAAACGGCTGCTGGCAATATTGATGCGGCTCGTGTTGCAACTGCAGCTAATCGTGTTAATCAAATTACACCATATGGTACTTTAAAGTACGAAGTTACTGGTGCTGACCCCTACGGAAACCCTACTTGGACTGCTACACAAGCATTAAGCCCAGCCCAACAACAACTGCTTGACTATCAAAATAAAGCTAGTGTTGGTCTAGGTCAACTGTCTGAAAAAGGTTTGGGCTATGTACAAAATATGCTTGAAACCCCGTTTGATGTCAGCAAATTACCGACTACAGGGTTTAATCCTAGCCAAAGCTATCAAGATGCGTATATGCAACGGCTACAACCACAGATTCAAGAAAGTCGTGACCGCTTAAATCAAGACTTAGCTAATCGTGGAATTGATATTGGTTCTGAGGCCTATCAAAGAGCAATGTTGACACAAGCAAGGCGTGAAAATGATTTATTAGCTGCAGCCACAACTCAAGGCTTTAATGTTGGTCAAACTGCTCGTCAATCTGCATTGCAAGAATTGGCTTATCTTAGAAATGAGCCTTTGAACACCCTTTCTGCGGTTCGTACAGGGGCACAAGTACAAGGCCCACAATTTGTTAATTCTGCTCAACAAGCTACAACTGCTGGCCCTGATATATTGGGTGCAACACAGATGGGATACAACGCCCAAATGGGTGACTTTAACGCTAAACAAGCCGCCCAAGCCAATCTAAATCAAGGTTTATTTAGTTTAGCTAGTGCAGGTATCCCATTAATGTCTGACATTCGTGCAAAAGAAAATATTAAAGCAATCGGTGTAATGGATAATGGTTTGACCTTGTATAGCTTTGAATACAAAAATGAAGTTAAATCGCACCCATTAGCAGGTGATGGTATCCATGTTGGTGTAATGGCACAAGAAGTAGAGCAAGTATTCCCATACGCAGTTAAAACCCTAGATGACGGCTATAAAGTCGTAGATTACGGACTATTACCATGAATATGTACAACCCCTACATTCAACAAATGCCACAAACCCAAGATTTAGGTGGGCTATCCCCGTATATGCAAAACATAGCCGCACAACAAGCTATGCAACAACAGGCTTTACAACAAGGCATGAATTTGACCAATCAAGCGGGTATGACAGTTGATGGTAAACAAGTTGGTGCTGGATACGACCAAATTGCTATGGCTAATGCTTTACGCAGACAACAAGACCAACAAAAAATAGACATGGCTAATGCAGAAATGTCGGCTTATAACCAAAGACCTGCACAAAATTACTATTCTGCTGGTATGAATCCTATGAATATTCAAAGCGATATGGACTATTAATATGTCAAACGGACAAATGCCCATGATAAATGTAGGCGGTGGACTTCCACCCGAAATCCTACAGCAACAGCAAGCCTTAAACCGCCAACAGCAAATGGCTCAGTTGCTAATGCAACAGGGTCAATCTATGCCGTCAGGTCAAATGGTAAGTGGGCGTTATGTTGCACCTAGTTTCTTTCAATACGCTGCACCTTTATTTCAAACCTATGCAGGTACACGCCTAGCAGAAAAAGGCGATAAAGCCGCAGTTGAATTAGCTCAAAAACTGCGTGACCAACAACAAAAAATGGGCGAGCAATATTTTGAAGCATTACAAGGAAAACCTGCTACTTATGGTGCAGATGTGCCAACTGAAACTTATGAAACTGTTAAAGGTTCAATGATTAGCCCTGCTACTGGGCCTGATTATCGTAGAGCATTTGGTATTGCCACAGACCCTTACGCACCTGCTTGGCTTAAATCACAAGCTGCAGAAATGCTTAAACCAAAAACAGTTAAAGAAGGCGAAACTATATCGCAACTTAACCTTGCTACTGGCAAATATGAGCCTATGGTTATGGGTGGTATGAGCTTACCTTCTGATGTTAAATCTGCGGCAGTTCGTGTTGGTTTAGACCCAAGCAAAGCTAATACATGGGGTCAAAATGAACTTAATTTAATAAATAATCGTATTGTTGCTGACAAAGAAGCTGGCAGAACAAATCTTGTTGTTAATACTGGTAAAGCCTATACAGGTGCATTTGGTGAAGGAATAGCTAAAGAAGATTTAGGCAAATACAGTATTGCTGAAAAAGCCCCAGCTATTTATCAAAACGCTTTAAATACTGAGCAATTATTAGATAAAGGTGCGATTACAGGTTTGGGTGCAGAATACAAACTTAATCTTGCAAGAGCATTAAATGTTGCTGGTGCTAACAACAATGAAATTATTAAAAATACTGAACAGTTAGTTGCAAATCGTGGTCAGATTGTTCTTGATTCTATTAAGGCTTCAGGGCTTGGTGCAGGTCAAGGATTTACTGATAAAGACCGACAATTTTTGGAAAAAGTTAAAGGTGGCACTATTGAACTTAATTCCAAGACTTTGCGTGAATTGGCTAGAATTGAAAAATCTGTTGCACAGTCCGCTATTGATGCTTGGAATAAGCGTTTACCAAATATTCCTAAAGAAGCTATACAAGGTACTGGCATTGGCCCTATTCAGTTGCAAAGCGGTGGCAGAGTTGTTGATTTTAATAGTTTGCCAAAATAAGGACAGATATGGATGTAAGGATGCCTGACGGCACAGTTATTACAAATGTGCCTGACAATCTGACTCAAAGCGAAATTCTTGCTAGATATAACAGAATGCAAGGAAATGCTGAACCACAAGCATCTGTGCAAGTTTCTGCACCTACTGAACCTGTTTTAGAAGAATATCCACAATGGGCTTCTACTGCTGGTGGTGCTGCAACAGGTCGCCCAAGAATGATTGACAGAACTAATGTGCAAACTCAACCTCGCCCATTAGAATCATTTACTGCTGGAACTATTAAAGGCGGTATTGTTGACCCAATATTGGGAACTGCTCAATTAGTTACAGGTGGCAATTTAGGTACAAGCGACTTAGCACAACAAGTTGGGCAACAATTTTCACCATATCAACAAACTAATCCCACAGCATTTGGTGGTGGTCAAATTACTGGAGCTTTAGCACCATCAGGATTAATTTATAAAGGCGTTCAAAAAGGAATTGGTATGTTACCAAGTTTTGAGCGTTTAGCACCCACTTTTGGTTCTTTGGCAACCAATTTTCCAAAATCGTATCAAGCTGGTAGAGCCGCTATTGGTGGTGCTACAACTGCTCCAATTATAGGAGCAACTACACCTATAGAAACAGGTGAAACAGGTCAACAGTTTTATGAACAAAAGGCTGAAAGATTGCCTATGGATGTAGCTTTAGGTGCTGGTGGCGGTGCATTGGGTGAGCGTTTTGCATCAATGCTTAGACCTAGAATTAAACCTGAAGTTCAACAACTTGTTGATAAAGGCGTAAATTTAACACCTGCACAAATAACAGGCGGTTATCTTAAATCTTTTGAAGATAAAATGACATCAATTCCTATTATTGGGGATGTTATTAATTTTGCTAGAACTAAAGGCATAGAAGAATTTAACAAAGCTGCTTTTAAACAAGTGCTTGAACCAATTAAAGGAAAAGTGCCCGATAATGTTGGTCGAGAAGGCGTAAGGCTTGTAAAAAAAGAAATTACAAAGGCTTACGATGATGTATTGCCTAAAATTACTTTTGTTCGTGATGCTGATTTAGAAACAAAATTGGCTAATGTTGGCTCTCAAATAGATGGTTTAACTACCGACAATGCCACAAAAGTAACTAATACTGTAAATAAAATATTGAATGACTACACCATAGATGGAAAAATTGAAGGCAAAACATTCAAAATAGTAGAAGAAAAACTTGGCAAATTAGCCAAACAATTTGGAAGCTCAGGCAATACGGATGAGCGTTTGATGGGTGAAGCCTACCAAAAAATGATTGGCGATATTCGTGAATCATTGGCAAGAAACAACCCCGAATATGCAGAAAGATTGGCAAATATTAATACCGCTTTTTCAAGGTATGCCCGTATTCGTGCTGCTGGTTCTATGGCAAACACAACAGAAATGTTTAGCCCAGCACAACTATCGGCTGCTGTTAGAAGAACTGATATTTCTTCAGGCAAGGATAAATATGCTACTGGCACAGCAATCATGCAAGATTTGGCTGATGCGGCAGAAAAAGTTTTACCTAATAAATATCCTGAATCTGGCACAGCAGGTCGTTTATTAACACCTTTTGCAATAGGTGGTGCTGGTGGAGCAGCAGCAAGCGGTTTAATAAACCCATATGTTGCAACAGCATTAGGAGTTGGAACTCTGCCTTATTTTGCTAGGGGTGCAACAACATCTTTAATGGCTAGACGACCTGAATGGGCACAACAATTAGCTGACACA